ATTTGTGTAAGTTTACTTTGCATTAATTTTGCACTTACATAATTTGATGTAAATAAAAATACATGTGCTCCACCTGATTTAGATCTACAAACTATTAACGGTAAATCTAAATTGGATATTTTACTAACTAATTTTTTGTGATCAAAACCTGCGTATGAATCTATATCTATACAACCCCATCTACACTGGTTGTTGTCATTGATTGGAATTATTCCTAAACTTTCTCGACCTTGTAAATGATATAACCAAAGCTCATCAGTAACTGGTTCTCTCTTAATAAAAGATTTACCCTGTACTTTTGTACCATCACCGTTTGATTGACCAACTTTAGTGACACCGTGCGCACGTTCTAATCCCTTAAATATTTCTTTAAAACTTTCTATCTGGTGCATAACGAATACGTGGGCGCTTCCACGCTAGCTTCGACGCCCACGACCTAGGATTAGTATGGTTGCTTAGTCTCGTTCTCTTCTGAACCGAACTTAGCTTGAGTCTCACCTTTACCTACACTAGTTGCAAATTGTTTAGCCATATTGTAGATGTTTGCATCTTCAACAGGACCAACCTTTGCTACATCCCAACCAAACCATGTTCCTTTGTCGTTAGACATCTGGACGGTTGATAGTTTATAAATGTGGCTATATGTGGGCGGTGTGAATAAACCGTTCTTACCCTGCATTTTCAAACCCATCATCATTGAGTTCCATTTTCTGCTCACTTTTAGTTGAGTAGACTTCATAGAAATCAAAGCAGTTTCTGGGTTCTTACCAGTTACGAGTACAAAGTGATTAGCGGTATTATCAAGATAATTACCATTTGGTAATCTATCTTTATAGTCTTTACCCCTAGTCGTTTGACTAATGATATCACTATCTGCCTCGTGAATCGCAACAGGTGCACCTGTACTAGTGCCTCTGTCTTGCCATTCGATGTACTGTCTTTTGTAGTGACATGGTATTACATTTACCGTGTCATACAATTCATTCGTAACAGTATTTATTATTTTGCCGGGTTC